CAAGATACTTTTTTAAAATGTACTTTTGGGGTTGTTTGTTATATATTTTTTTAAATTCACGAGCATAGGGGTTATTATGGGTAGTCCTCCGACCAAGAAGAAGGGAGCTAAAAACAAGGTTCCTTATGAGTTAAAGAAGGTAATGCGGGATGATTTAAGTCCGAAGGCTGTTGATCGTCTGAAGCGTATTATAGAAGACCCGGATAGTGGTGGTACTGTATTGACCAAGGCTTTGGAGTTAGTATTGGCTTATGGGCATGGCAAACCGCAGAGTCAGCAGTTGGTGGGTATAGAGGCAGGGCCACAATTGAGTAAGTTAATGGTCAGATTTATGTCTCCTAATGAGAGTATTAAGGACGTGAAGGCTGCTAATGCGGAGGTAATACAGCATTTAGACCCTGATAATCCTAAACGTAAGACTGCTTTGAACTAGTGCGGGAGTATATTGAGGGTGTTATTACCCCTGAAGAGGCTAGTAATTTATCTAATACTGTCGGCTATCTTGATTTTACAGATGCTAGGTTGGGTGGTGTATTGGATATTATCAGGGGTTTTGCTGATGTTCGTCTCTGGAAGCCTTCATATGTACGAGTGGAGGAAAACAAGTTAGGTCATCCTTGGCATATAGATCAGGGGAATACGGGGCATATGACTTGGTGTGATTACAGTGCCAGCGTTTTATTAAGCCATCCTAGTAAGTTTGACGGCGGGGGTTTTTATTTTTTTGGTGACGAAGAGCCTACTTACCATTATTGTGATTTGTTATTATATGATAGTCACCCTAGTAACAAACACTGTGTTAAACGCAATTCAGGAGGGAGAAAGGTCTTGTTGATGTTCTTTAACTCGTTATGAAAGATATAGCACAGCTAACAATACCATACGCACCCCGTCCTTTGCAACAAGCTCTGCACATGGACCCTACTAGATTTAAAGTGCTTGTTTGCCACAGGCGATTCGGAAAAACTGTCTGGGCTATTAACCAAGCTATCAGCCGGGCTATCTATTGTTACGGCAATGAAATGAAAAGCCCTCGTGTTGCTTACATAGCTCCTTTATTAAAACAGGCACGAACAGTTGCTTGGGACTACGCAAAAGAGTTCCTATCAGCAATGCCGGGGTATAAACCCAATGAAGGCAACTTGCACATAGACTTTCTTGATAACTGTCGTCTTAACCTGTACGGATCAGATAATCCAGATGCCGCCCGTGGCATTTACCTAGATGATGTTGTGCTAGACGAATACGCTCAGATGTCACCTAAGATGTGGTCAGAGATTATACGCCCTGCTTTGTCAGACAGAAGGGGTACTGCTAGTTTTATAGGTACTCCAAAAGGTAAAAATAATTTTTTTGAAATATACGAAAGGGCTGTTAAGGATGAGTCAGGCCAGTGGGCAGGGTATTTGTATAAGGCTTCTGACACACAGTATGTTGATAAAGGTGAGCTAGACTTTGCAGCCGGGGATATGTCTGAAGAAGAATATGCACAAGAGTACGAGTGTTCTTGGGAAGCCGCAATTCGTGGTTCTTACTACGGCAAAACAATGGAGAGTATAACAAAGAAAGGACAGATTACTTCTGTCCCGTATGAAAGCTCTATCCCTGTTATTACTGCGTGGGACTTAGGCATAGATGATATGACCGCTATATGGTTCTGTCAGAGAGTCGGCAAAGAAATTAGATTAATTGATTACTATGAAAGTTCTGGTGTTGGGCTAAACCATTACGTCCAAGTTCTTAGAGAACGTGACTACACATACGGAGATCATTACCTACCGCATGATGTTCGCGTTAAAGAGATGTCTTCAGGTAAGTCAAGATTAGATGTGTTGCGTTCTTTAGGATTAACACAAACGCGAGTTGTTCCTAAAATATCTTTAGAAGATGGTATCAATGCAGTAAGAACTATTTTATCGAAATGTTGGTTTGATGAAAAAAACTGCAACCGTGGCATAGAGGCTTTGCGTCAGTACCGAACTGATTATGATGACAGAACGCAAACCTATCGCAACAGGCCATTGCATGATTGGACTTCTCACCCTTGCGACGCTTTTAGATACCTAGCTGTATCCCTGCATGACCCTATTGACCCTGCTACTGTTCCCAGACTTGCCCAGCAGGATTATAATATTTTTGATCCTATGGGACACGATAACCATATAGCAAGTAGCAACGATTGGGTTCCGTGGTGATACGGGGTATGAAAGAAGATGATCTGCCACATCTTATAAAAATGGGCGAAAGATTCTACAATGAAACACCAGAATATAAATTATACAGGTTTGAAGAAACTAAACTACAGGAATTAGGGTGGCAATGTTTGACAGAACCTAATAGCATTTGTTTAGTATACGACAAAAATGGCATAAAAGGAATGTTAGCAGGAGGCGTATATGAACAATTTTTTTCTTTTGACTTAACAGCAAGTGAATTATTTTTATTTGTAGAAAGAAATGCAAGAGGTTCTTTGATAGGAAAACGGCTAATAAAAGCATTTGAGTTCTGGGCAAATAGCATGGGTGCTAGGGAAACACGGGTTGGAGTATCTTCTGCTATTAAAAGTGATAGAACTATTGGCTTTTATAAAACTTTAGGGTATTGTGACACTGCAAACATTTTAAGAAAGGAATTATGATGGGCGGTATACTTAGTCCAATGAAACCACCAGCGCCTCCTCCCCCACCAGCTCCAATGCCAGCGCCCGTAGTTCCTACAAGGAGCGACGCGGATATTCGTGCGGCAAGAGAAAACGAAAGGAAGCGGCGATTAGCTGCTGCTGGAAGGCAATCAACAATTTTAACTTCTGGTCAGGGAGTGACGGAAGAAGCAACTGCAACAAAGTCTACTTTGCTAGGTGGGTACTAATTTAATAAATGGCAGTACACGAAAGGTTATTCGTGCGAATGTTACTACTTTAATTAAAAAAGCAAATATGCGCCGCAAACAAGCTATTGCTATTGCTAACCGAAAGGCTGGCAAAACAAAAAAACGCAAACGTGCTTCTATGGACAGAAAAACATGAAACCTGAACAATATATAGCTAGACTAGAAAAACTTGAAGGTGACAGACGTAATTGGGATGACCACTGGCAAGAAGTAGCTGAAGTTGTTTTTCCACACCGTTCTGACTTTACAAAAGAAGTAACAAGAGGTGAGCGTAAAAACGTCAAAATTGTAGATTCTACAGCAGTAAATGCCAATGAATTATTAGGAGCGGGACTGCATGGGATGCTAACAAATCCTGCTTCAAAATGGTTTAAACTACGTTTGACTGACAATATGTTAAACGAAGACCCTAATATAAAAATTTGGTTAGAAGAAGTAGAGCGCAGAATGTATATCGCGCTAAACTCGCCAAAAGCAAAATTTTCCTCACACATACACGAACTATATTTAGACATGACGGCGTTTGGTACGGGAACTATGTTTATAGGAGAAGACCCCGCAACAGGTGAACTAACTTTTTCTACAAAACATTTAAAAGAATGTTACCTCGCAGAAGATTCACAAGGGTTTATTGATACTGTTTACAGAAAGTTTGAGTACACAGCGCGGCAAGTCGTTCAAAAATGGGGTATAGAAAATTGTTCAAAGGGTGTTCAAGAGGCTTTTAAAAAAGATGACATGGATAAAAAGTTTGTAATTATTCATGCAGTGCAACCAAGAGCAGATTTTATTCACGGGTCGTTAGCTAGAAAAGATATGCCCGTAGCTTCTATATATATTTTGCGGGAAGAAAAACATATTTTAGAAGAAGGCGGCTTTGAAGAAATGCCTTATGTTGCGCCGCGTTGGTCTAAGGTAAGTGGGGAGACTTACGGTAGAGGGCCGGGGATTAGCAATCTGCCTGATGTAAAAATGTTGCAAGAAATGTATAAAACAGTATTAAAGGCCGCTCAGAAAATAGTTGACCCTCCGCTGCAAGTGCCAGATGACGGGGCTTTAAACCCTGTAAAAACAGTGCCGGGTGGTCTTAATTTTCGTAGGGCTGGCAGCGATCCAATTACACCTCTGCAAACAGGTGGCAACATTCCTATAGGTGCGTCGCTTTTAGATGAAGTGCGGCAACGAATACGATCTGGTTTTTATATAGATCAACTACAGTTGCAACAAGGGCCACAAATGACAGCTACAGAAGTGTTGCAGCGTCAAGAAGAAAAACTAAGATTAATGGGGCCAGTTTTAGGAAGGCTTCAATCAGAGTTGCTTGGCCCAATGGTAGAAAGAGTGTTTAATATTATGCTTCGTCGGGGCAAGTTGCCTCCTGCACCTGAAGTATTAGCAGATGCAGAGTACGATATTGAGTATGTTTCTCCTTTAGCAAGAGCGCAAAAACAAACAGAAGCAAATAGTTTATTAAGAGTTTTTGAAATAGGTTCTGCAATAATACAGATGCAGCCTGAATCTGCCCAAGTTTTTAACGGCGAGGACACGATCCGCTGGTTAGCAACAGACATATTTGGAGTTCCAAATAGTTTAGTTAAATCAGCAGGAGAAATGGAGCAGATGAAGCAACAGCAATTAGAAATGCAACAGTTGCAGCAAGGGCTTGCGACAGCGCAACAAGGCGCTGATGTCCTCGAAACAGTCAACAAAATGGGATAATGAACAAATCAAAACTTGAGCAACGGCGTACAGAGTACGAAATTGTTTTTGGAACAGATGAAGGACAGCGAGTTTTGCGAGACATCGTTGCCAATTCGTTTGTCTTAGACACAACTTTTGATCCTGACCCACACGCCACTGTATTTAATGAAGGGATGAGAAATACTGCATTGCGGATATTATCTATTCTTCATTACAAACCTGTAGACTTTTTAAATCTTCCACAAGGAGTAGAATCAAATGAATACTAATGTCACTGATGAAGTTGTAACCGAGGTTCCAGCAGAAGGATTGCCTGAAGCTGCACCAACAACAGAAACAGAAACAACTGAAACCGATTGGCGAAGCTCGTTGCCTGAAGAACTGCGTGATAACGCAACATTGCAAAAATATTCTTCTGTAGAGTCTCTTGCCAAAGGTTACATAAATGCGTCTTCTATGCTTGGCAAAGACAAATTGTTAAAACCAAACAGTGATGATGAATGGAACGCTTTTTATAATGAAATGGGGCGTCCAGAAGAACCCGCAGGATATGAGTTTCCAGCAACAGAAACAGACAGCGGTTTTGAAGTAGATGCAGAAATGGTAGACAAGTTTCGCTCTGTTGCACACAGTGCAGGACTTTCTGGCAAGCAAGCACAACAGCTTTACGAATGGTACACTGCTAATAACGCAGAGCAATTTGAACAAGCTGTTTCTAATGCGGAGACTTCTTTGGCTGAATCAGAAGCGTCTATGCGAAAAGAATGGGGCAGAGCTTACGATCAGAAAATGGAACAAGCCCTAAGAGCAGTTAGACAGTTTGGCGGCGAACCTTTGGTTGAGGAGCTAAACGCAACAGGGTTAGGCAACAACCCTAATTTAATAAAAGCGTTTGCTTTGGCTGGCGAAAAAATTATGGGGGATCAACAGCTAGAAGGTGGTGGTAGCAATATAATGACACCAGAACAGATAAAAGAAGAGATAGCTGCAATACAAAATGATCCAAGTTTCTATGATACAGAAAACTTAGAACGTCCTGCAATGGTTAGAAAGATGCAAGTTTTGATGGAAGAGTTGCATGGTACAGAGCCAGTAGGAGGATATTCAGTTGGATAAAATAGAAATTAGATTAAGGGTTCTGGAAGCGGTAGCTCACCATTGTTCTGCTAGGGAATGGAACGATGTTGACATATTAGCAGAGAAGGTTAGAATATTATCTGATTTTGTTTTAGATCAACGAAGCATTTCTCCTTTGAAAAAACCTGAAATGCGGAAGCCTGATTTAAAATTAAAGTCCAAGATACCAGCGTAAGCTGCCTTGGCATTGCGTCCCAATTAAGATAGGCCGGGAAACCGATACCCTAGAAAAGCGGGTTTAACTCTTGGTGTAACTTTTAATGGAGGGACGGCTATGTCCACTCAAATTACTACTGCTTTTGTGGAACAGTATTCCGCAAATGTTATGCACCTTTCACAACAGAAGGGTTCACGTCTGCGTAGTTGCGTAGACAGCGAAACTGTCACTGGGAAAAACGCTTTTTTCGAGCAAATCGGAAGCGTCAGTGCTAGAGAGCGTACTACACGTCATCAGGATACTCCTCAAATGGACACCCCACACGCTAGGCGTCGGGTTTCTCTTGTGGATTATGATTTCGCTGATCTAATCGACAACGAAGATAGAATTAGGATGTTAATTGATCCTACTTCTCCATACGTCGCTGCGGCTGCAAACGCAATGGGACGTGCTATCGACTCAGCTATCATAGCTGCTGCTGACGGCACTGCCTTTACTGGCGTTTCAGGTAGCACTTCTACTTCTTATCTTGCAAGTATGACCGTTGATGTTCAAGTAGGTGTTTCTCCTGCTGCTGACACGGGCTTAAATGTTGGCAAGCTAAGAGCAGCTAAAGAAAATCTTGATGCAAATGAAGTCGATCCAGATGCAAAAAGATACGTTGTTCTTAATGCAAAACAACTAAGCAATTTGCTTGCAGAAACAGAAGTAACAAGTTCCGATTTCAATACGGTAAAGGCTTTGGTTCAAGGCGAAGTAAATGAATTTTTAGGATTTAACTTCGTGCGTACAGAATTGATTGGTGTTGATGGAAATTCAGACCATAAAGTTTTGTATTTCTCACAGCCCGGACTTAAACTTGCTATCGGGTCTAATCCAGTAGCCCGTATTTCTGAACGTGCAGACAAGAATCACGCCACACAGGTTTTCTATTCCATGAGCATTGGGGCAACCCGCATGGAAGAAAAACAGGTTGGTTATATTGAATGTGATCCTTCTTGATCTCAAGTCTGAAAGGAGACTAAATTATGGGTACTGTATATTCAGTCCAAAAAACTAAATGGGATCAAAACGTCCCAAAGGACATGATTAAGCCTAATGAACTAGGTGGACGTGTCCGAGTAGCTTACGGCTTATACGAAGCCGCAACGGAACAGTCAGACATTCATATGTTTAACCTTCCAAACGGCGCTCGTATAATTTCAGGTGAACTTGTTCACGATGCTTTAGGTTCTAGCACTACTTTGTCAGTAGGCCATGCGGCATACACAGACAGTAGTGGTAGCACTGTAGCTCTTGATGTGGACGAGTACAAAGCTGCTGCTGCTTCTACTTCTATAACTACAGTAGCTTGTGCAGCAACATCTGCGCTTGGAAAAAACAGTGTTGTGGATGCTAACGAAGATGGTATTCCGATAACTGTATCCCTTGCTGGCGCTAATGGTGCTGGCACAATCGAGCTTACAATGTTGTATGTTCTCGACTGATTAAAAAGCTGGGAGGGGCAAGTGCCTCTCCCTTCTTTTCTATAGGAGAAAGCAATGGCTTCTGAAGTGCAGATATGCAATTTAGCATTAGCTAAAATAGGCGATCAGCAAATAATTTCCTTAACAGAAAACAGTAAAGCAGGGCGTTTATGCAACCTTGTTTATGAGCCTATGAGAGATGCGGTGTTAAGATCGCACCCTTGGAACTTTGCAGTTAAAAGGGAAACATTGGCGCTAGATACTACTGCACCCGCATACGAATATACCTCAAGGTTTGCATTACCAGTTGATTTTCTGCGCCTTCTTAAAACTAACATGGTAGATACAGCCGCTTTTGTCTTAGAAGGACAATACATTTTGTGTGATGCAGATACTTTAATTATTAAATACATACGGCAAGAAACTGACCCAGAAACATTTGACCAGTTATTTATAGAAACTTTAGCGGCACGAATAGCGGCGGAACTAGCTATATCATTAGCAGACAGTCGGACTATGTCGGTAGATTTGTTTAATTTGTATGGAACAAAGCTGTCTGAAGCTAGGACGGTTGATGCAACAGAGGGAACGCCAGACGATATAACCGCAGACACTTGGTTAAATTCTCGCATTAGTTTTGTAGGCACGGGGGCTTAATGTGGCAACCGCTGCTTATCCTATTACAAATTTTACTGCTGGAGAACTCTCGCCTTTATTAGAGGCAAGAGTAGATTTAGCACAGTACGCAAATGGTTGTAAAACTTTAGAAAATTTTCTTGTTCACCCTCAAGGTGGAATATACCGTCGTGGTGGCACAAAATATATAGCTTCTGTAAAAACAGCAGCAAAGAAAACTCGCTTAGTACCTTTTGAGTTTTCAACAACTCAAGCGTATATGTTAGAGTTTGGAGAGAACTACATACGGGTTTACAAAGATGGCGGTCAAATTGAAACGGGTTCGCCGTCTGCTCCTGTTGAAATAACTACTACTTATGCTGAAGCTGAATTGTTTGAATTGCAGTTTGCACAATCTGCTGATATTCTTTACATCACTCATTACAACCACGACCCTGCACAACTTTCAAGAACGTCACACACGGCGTGGACTCTTGCTGCTTCAGTATTTGAAGATGGGCCTTATTTAGACGAAAATATAACTGATACTACTTTAACTCCTTCTGGCACAACAGGTAGCATAAACATTACCGCATCGGCTGTAACAGGTATTAACGGTGGCACTGGGTTTGTTGCAGCAGATGTTGGAAGGCTTATACGCATAGGGCATATTGCAGCAGAATGGCAGCAAAACCATAGTTATTCTGTAGGAAATGTTGTTAGGAACAGCGACAGAGTTTACGAGTGTATTCGCGCAGGAACCTCTGCTGGCTCTGGTGGCCCGACCTCAACAGGAGACTCTATTGCAGATAATACAGTGACATGGAAGTTTGTTGCAGAAGGAGGCATACAATATGGATATGCTACGGTTTCTTCTATAACTTCTACTACTATAGTAGCCTGTGCTGTGCAGAAAGCATTTGGTGGGACATCAGGCGAAACATCGTGGAGACTAGGCGCTTGGTATGAAGGAAACTACCCACGAGCAGTAGCATTTTACGAGCAAAGGTTAATGTATGCAGGGTCTTTGTATCAGCCGCAAACTATATGGGGCAGCAGAAGCGGAGATTATTATACGCATACGCCCGGAAGTTTAGATGATGATGCGTTGGTTTACACTATAGCTTCAGACCAAGTAAATGCTATCTACTGGCTGTCTCCGGGCAAAGTTTTAGCTGTTGGAACAGCAGGAGGCGAGTTTAAAGTAAGTGCCTCAACAAATCAGGAAGCATTAACGCCAACGAATGTCAGAGTGGTGCGAGAAACAAATTACGGATCGTCTTATCAAATGCCATTGCGAATCGCCCACGTTGCGTTGTTTGTGCAAAGGGCTGCAAGGAAGTTGCGAGAGTTTGTGTATCAATTTGAAACAGATGCGTATGTAAGCCCCGACTTAACTTTATTAGCAGAACATATTACAGAGACAGGCGTTACGCAAATGGCTTACCAACAAGAGCCTGACTCAATAGTTTGGTGTGTTTTAACTAATGGCACTTTAATAGGGTTTACATATCAAAGAGATCAAAAGGTTTTAGCTTGGCATAAACATATAGTCGGTGGGGTATCTGATGCTGCTGGGACACAAGCTAAAGTAGAATCCGTTGCAAGCATTCCCGGCTCTAACAGAGATGAAGTTTATGTCGTCGTAGAGCGATTTGTGAACGGCGCTACTAAAAGATATGTAGAGTTGCTATCGCCCGGTTTATTAGACACAGAAACGCAAGAAGATTGTTTTTATGTAGATAGTGGGCTAACACTTGATCTACCGCAGACAATAACAAATATAACAAAAGCCGACCCTGTAGTTGTAACATCAGCAAGCCATACAATAGATGACGGCGATTTAGTTGACTTTCGTGATATAGCAGGAACTACAGAATTAAACGGGGAAAGATACAGGGCATACGAAAAAGCAACTAATACTTTTGAAATAGCTCATGTAGCGGGTAAAAACATTACAGCGGTAACAGAAGCTAATCCCGGTTCTGTGACTTGTCCGTCGCATGGATTTACAACTGGAGATGAAATAGCATTTTTTGATGTCGGCGGAATGACACAATTAGAAGCAAATGGCTTTACAATAACAGTTGTAGATGCTGACACGTTTACTATAGGTGTGGATAGTTCTTCCTACACTACGTTTACATCTGGTGGAACTGCACACTTAGCAGTAGATGGTTCTGGGTTTACTACATATATTTCTGGCGGCACTGCACGAACAGCAGAAACCGCTATATCTGGGCTTACTCATCTTGAAGGACAAACGGTTAATGTTTTAGGTAACGGCGCGGTACAGGCAGCTAAGACAGTTGCAAGCGGGGCGATAACTTTAGACACAGCAGCATCTATTGTTCACGCAGGGCTAGGGTTTACTTCGCAGATGGAGACTCAACGTATAGAGGCTGGTTCACAGGACGGCACAGCGCAAGGCAAGATAAAAAGAATACATGAAGTAATACTTAGGTTATATAAATCTTTAGGAGTTGAAGTTGGGAGAACAGATGGGAACATAGACCTTCTTCCGTTTAGGGATAGTTCTGATGAAATGGATAGCGCACCAGAATTATTTACAGGTGATAAACGAATTGATTTTGCAGAAGGTTACAATCGTGAGGGAACAGTGTATATTAGACAACAACAACCTCTACCATTAAGTGTGCGTGGTATTTTTGCACATTTGAAAACAAACGGGTGATGTTATGAGTGGCGAACCGCTAACAATGATGCTGATTTCTACGGCGGCACAATCTGTAATGTCGGGTATGGCTGCGAATCAAGCTGGCAAAGCTAACGCTGCAATAGCAAGACACAATGCTCAATTACAAAGAAATCAAGCCGAAGCCGCAAGAGCAAAAGCAGCTTTTGACGCTAATGAAATCAGGCGCAAAGGGCTGAGAATAACAAGCCAAGGCCGAACTAGTTATGCTAAAGGCGGGGTTGAAATTGCCGGAACCCCTGTCGAGGTTCTTGGGCAAATAGCAGCAGATGTAGAGTTTGATGCACAAGCCCAAATGTACGACGGGGAGTTGGCTGCAAACAATTATCTTAGCCAAGCGTCAATGTCAGAATACGAAGGGCGGGTAGCAAGATTTCGTGGTAAATCACAAATGCAGAGCGGCATGATAGGAGCAGGAGTTTCTTTAATTGGGGCAGGATTTTCTTCAGGAACGCTATCAAATCCGTTTGCGTCTAAACCGTACTACCCTAGTCTTGCTGGGCCGCAATACACGGCTGCACCTGTTTCTAGCCGTTTTTACCCAACTCTCACTGGCTCACAATACACTAACAGTTTCAGTAGTACAGCCAATACAGCCGGACAACAATACATACCGTAGGTAAAAAAAATGGCACGAATAAAATTATACGAAGGCACTCCTTCATTTAGAGGCCCCGGGCAGATGTCTTTAGGGAGTGCAAGAACACGTTTTGCCGCATCAGATTTTAGTTCTGAAGTTGCAGCAAAAGCTGTTAAACAAACGGTGGGAGTATTTTCAGAAATACAAAAAAAAGAACAGCAAGCTGCACGAATAGATATGCGGAGGCAAATTTCAGATGACCAAGTTGCGTTGGCAGAACAAGTATTAGAAATAGAAACCAATGCTCAACCGGGAGCAGTTGGTCATACAGAGCAAATTAAAAACTTGTACGAAAACGCAAGACGTTCATATCCAAAAGCACTTGAGCAAGAGGCAAACGGACTTTGGGCGAACGCCACCAATAATGCACTAATAGGCGCAATGAAATTTACAGCAGTAAAAGCTGCTCAAAAAACAACTTCAGACGCCGGAAATTTTAGTTCAAATTCAATTAATTTTGTTGCTTTACACCCTGAATTGCTAGAATCAGAATTAGCAAAAAACGCTACATTTTATGATAATCTTACAGGAATTAGCGGCGACGTAAAGACGAAGCTCAAAAATGAAACAGTAGCAGGAATGTATTTTTCGGCAGGGAAGTCTTTAATTAAAAAAGGAACAAATCCAGAAATTTTGAACGAAGTTATATCCCAAATTAAAGACCCAAAATCAGGATATGCAAGCAACCTTAGTCCCGAACAATATCGCACATTATTAAACTTGTCTTCTTCACAAAAAGAAAAAAACGCTGACGATGCAGAAAAACAATTAAACGATACTGAAACAGAAACTTTTTTACAATTAAGTATGGAATTAGTCGAAAACAGATTCAATCCAGTTGCATTAGAGGAAACAAAAGAAAAGATAAATAATCTTGCTTTATCAAGACAAAAATTAAACCTGACAAAAACACTGACAGCCTTTTTTGATGATGTAGAAGAGAAAAAAGAAGATCAATTTTCTGCACAAGTGCGTTTAAAAATAATTGATGCTAAAAGCATTAAAGAGCTAGACAAAATTGAACAAGAAGTAAGAGAATCTTTAGAGACTATTTACAAAGATAATCCAGAAAAAGGCGTTGCACTTTTAGAAAAAATTACAAAAACCGGGTTAACAGATAGGAAAAGAAGTATTTATTTTGAAAGATTTTCTAATAATGCAGCAAATAAAATAAAATTAAACCGAAATGCTTTAAGCAAAGAAGCATTGTCATTTTATGATGAGTGGCACGACACGCAAGCCCAGCGTTTAGTTGAACAAGGAGAAGATGAAAAGTTAAGCAGACCGGGTGCTGCAAATGATATAGATCAAGAAACAGCTAGAAAAATAGCACAAATTTCTATTAACTCTGGCATTGTTCCAACTTCTCTGAAAACACAATTTAAAGTTGAACTTACAGACATTGGGACTGACCCGCAAGACACACAACGAGCATACAATTTTTTAGTTTCGCAAAGAGAGCTTTATGGAGACTCATGGCCTTCAGTATACAGGCAATTAGTAGAAGCTAAAGTTATGTCGCCAATTTTATCTACTGCTGCTCGTTTGACTGATCTTGGGGAGGTTGGCCCAGCAAGAGCATTAATCAAAGCATCTGCAATGAAAAACAATATTAACGATAACCCAGCGTTAGTTAATATTACTTCAAATGTGCTTAAAAACCAGATAGCTTCAGAAATAGAAGATTTTGTAAAAACAGTTGGGCCTGACGCAATATCAGATGATATATCCAACAGTTATGAAGCAATAAAAACTCTGACAAAAATGTATATTATTGGTGGAGCTTCATTAGACGAAGCGACACAAAGGGCATCATCAGAAATTATAAACAATAATTATGATTACGTTGACACAATTCGCATACCAAAAGGGGCAGTAGAGCCATCTGCTACGGCCCATGTATTAACTAGAATTATATCTCGTTTAGAAAAAGAATATGAAATAGCGCCAGCCCCAACTCTAAGCCGTGTTTTAACAGATAAAAAAGAAATACTAAGACAATCTATAGACTCTTACAAAAGCACAGGACAATGGGTAATGATGCGAGGCGAACAAGGAGTAATTTTAGTAGATGCCCGTGGCGCTCGAATAAAACAAATAGTTAATGGTAAGCCCGAAGATATTATTTTGACATGGGACATGATAAAATCTAAAGCAAAAGAATACGACTTTGATGCGCTTAAATCAGCGGCAGAAAAAGCTCAAGAAGAATCTCTTCCTGCGGCTGTAAGAATGTTAGGAGGAACGCCTTAATGCCAGCCCCATTAGCTACGCTTGGCCCTGCTGATACTCCGCAAACGCCATTAGAATTGTTGCCAGCAAGCAACGCTGAAGTATTGTCTGCAACATTTGAAGATGCCTTTAGAACTAACCCCCTTCAAAGTTCTATGAGGTGGTACACGCTACCTTCCGAAGAAGATGGGAATATGGTTAGCGCGGAAGAAGCGAGAGCAGAAATAAGCGCCCAAAAATTGCCTTTGCAAATTCCAGATGCCGGAATATCAAGAGCTAAATTAGATGTATTAAAAGAAAGAAAAATTGAAGAACTTCAAATTCAGGAAATTATGAGCCGTTCAAAAGGTGGATTTTTAATGGGCGGGGCGCAATTAGGCGTTGGATTAGGAGCTTCTTTTCTTGACCCAATAAATATACTTTCTGGATTCATTCCAGTATTAGGGATAAATAGATACAGAACAATGGTGCAAGGGGCTACTGGTGCTTTAGGAAGAGCAAGAGTTCGTGCAAAAGTCGGCGCTTTAGAAGGGGCAGTCGGTGCTACAGCAGTTGAACCAATAGTTTATTTTGCCGCACAAGCAGAACAAGCTGATTACGATATGTACGATAGTTTAGTCAACGTAGCTTTTGGCGCAGTCCTTGGAGCAGGACTACACACAGGGATAGGATCGCTTAAAGACAGTTATAAAGCAAGAAAATTAAAAAATGGCGACATAGAAGTAGATGTAGAATTAAAAATGCCTGATCCGTTAAGTGAGGCAATTGAATCACTTAGTCCAAATGGGAAAAGGGAAATTGTTGAAACTTCATTAGCAATGGAGTCAAAAGGGTATGCGGCTAAAACAAGAGAACAAGTTAATTTTATACGAGAGACAGAACAGGCAAACAAGAATTTAGAAGAAAGCGTTGACTCTTCAGAAGCAAAAGCTGACCCAAAATTAGCGCAAAAAATAGAACAACTAAAACAAGAAAGATTAGAAGTTAATCAACAAGTTGACGCAATAAACGAATCAACTGGTTTAAAATTGCCAGAAATTATAGAAAAAATGACGCCGGAAGAACGCACTGCTCTTGCAAAAGCACAACAAGGAATAAAATCAAA